CATCTTTCTTTCCTTAACTGCATAATCAATCCATGCATCCCAACACTTCGATGCATAACCTTTACCTTCATGTCCTTCAAGTGTAACAATCTCGTAGAGATTACTGTAACCATCTCGATTAAATGTGGCAAAGATTAAACAAACAACATCACCATTAACTTCAAGAGCCATTGGTGGTGCTTTGTCATAGTTATGAAAGCGATACCATAATGAATGTGCAGCCGATAAGAATTTTGTATTCTTACCAGCTGGACTAGTTTTAATTAACTCTTCAACTCTCGTTGAATTAACAAAGTTCATATTGTAAGTCCACCGCATCCTCAATAACTTCTTTTTCAATTGTCATTGCAAGTTGGTCATCAAATGTAATGTAATGGTTCATCAAAGTGTTAATAGGGAATCCTGGAACTTCTGCTCGTTTTGGTACATCAGCAGTAGAAGTAATTATACACCCATTTGATATAGAAGTCAAGTATAATGGACGCTTACCATTGCGATAGAATCTAATAACTTTATCAACATGCAATTCTATAACTGCAAGACTAGAATCTTTCCAACGAATCAATGGGCTGATGCAATCTTCTGCTGTGTGTAAGATTAGTTCTGTATCGTTTTTAGTTTCGCAATCATAACCATATAACTCTTTCCACTTCTCAGGTAACTCTTGAGTGATAACACCATTGTGGACTACGGAAAGATTCTCATTGGCAATTGGTTGATTGAATTCTAAGTCACTGGTGCTGTAACGACAGTGACCAATTAGATAAAGACTTCCATCTTCATTGACATAACTTGGAAAGTTAAATGGAAATTCATCGGCAGGAACTGGTCGCTTCTCAGTGATAATCTTTCCATGTTTAACATAGGAGATTCCAGTGGCATGCATTCCTCGAATCTTGGACTCAAGGAACACACGATGAAGCATTAAGAAATCCTCGGCACGAGGTTCTTTAATAATTGCGCCAATGACTGAACACATTAAAAGAATCCTTCAAGTGAGTTTGCCTTTTGTGACTCTGGATGATACTTCAACAGAGTTTCTTTACCAAGTTTTGATTCAAGGTATTCATACCACTCTTCAGACTCCCACATTGCAGAACTCACACCATTCCAAAGATGTCGTTGTGAACCATCTTCATACTTTTGGTCTGGATGTTCTTTGTTAAGTCTTCGTTGTTCAACAAATTCATAACGACAATCTTCGTATTGCTTTGAACCCAACTCAGCCATCTTCTCACGGAAGTAAACAACCAATGAGATTCTCTCTGCTTCTTCGTCCATCAATTCAATTTGAGTATTGCCATGCATCACTTCATGATTGTTAATGAGTAGCAAATCTCCAGGTCTTGGATTGACAGCAACACGATACTCTGGTGCTACAAGATAGCATCCTTTGTAGTTACCATTATTACTCAATGTCAATAGATTGGATAGACCTTCAGTGAAGTCACCAGCATCGAAGTGACATGCAGTTCTGAAAGATTTATTTACAGTGACAGTAGTAAATGGAGTTCCAGGAACTAAGAAAGCAGGATCCAGTTTCTTTGCAGCTTCCATCTGATTGTTATATCGCCATGGCAACAAGTCTTTGAAACCCTGCGCAAGTTGCTGGAGGAATGGATATGCCATGGCGAACTTTGCTGGTTCACGAGCAGTATAAGAAGTCGCACGACCATAAGGAATGCGAGGATAACGATCGAACCATCCAGCAATACCAGACATAACACCATTGGCATAGGTAGTTGCACAGACATATGCTTTCTCTACTCGTCTTGCCTCAGTGACCATTTCAGATGCATCTAGTTTACGAACTCTCTCAACCCATTCGTTGAACACAAATCCATCTTTCTTGACTGCTTGAATACCCCAAACATTATTTCGTGTGGATGGTTTGTCAGTCTTACCTTCGTGCTTGGCTTTAATAACATCAATTGGATCTCCATCCAACGATGCTTTAGGATCCAAGAAGTATTCAATAATTTCTGATTCGTATTCAGTGACCCATTCACGATTACCCAACTTCTCTGCTCTTGGACCTGCAGCCATACCTCTGTTCTGAGTTTCAGTTGCTGCTTCACGGAGACCAATATACGCTTGGTCTTGTTGTTCTTTACTGAAGTAGTTCTTACGGAACTTCAAAACAATTCGTCTTTCGTCTGCGCCTGTGTCGCATGATGAACATTCTTGGTCGCAATCTGCTTGTGTGGCTAGATCGCAATTGGCTGGCATGTAAACATCACAGTCCTCTTCAATAAGAAAATCATAATGTGACTCATCAGGGAATTGCCCCAACATATGAGTCATATCAAGTTTCTCTTTTGCTACAATTACTTTTACCATAACTTTCTCCTAAAACTTAAATCCGTCAAAAGATTTTTCTGCTTTTTGTCTGCGACCAAAATTACTTTTATCAAACATGGGTTCATCGTCATCACTCTTTCCAGAGTCACTCAGCGTTTGTGCCGATGCCTCTACATCATAGAGTTTCATCTTCGCTCGATCAACTCCAATAACAAATCTCTTATAGAATCCTGGATCGTTATAGCGATTCTTTAACTGTTTAACAATAATCTGATTCAATCCTTCCAACTCCTCATTGCTGACCAAAGCAAACATAAAGTCAGCTGTCGCTGGCAAACCAAAAGATTCAGAGGTATCTTCAAGTCCTGGATCCGAGTTTGTGAATCCAGAACGAGTTGTTTGAGTGGCTGAGACAATGGGAACATTATACTCAACTGCCAATCCTCTTAGTTCTTCTGCAATGCTCTTAATATATGTATAAGAGTTAATACTTCCACCTTGCTTCATTCGTTGACTCGCACAAATATTGAGATAGTCAATGAAGATAATATCAGGTTTAAATTCTCGTTTCAACTTTAGTTCTTCCAGCAGTGCACGGAAATGACCAGAGTGAGCACCAGCAGTTGGGTATTCTTTGACAATTAGTTTACCTTTAGTCTTAGCTGTAATCTTAGCAATACGACTTTCGTAGATATCCCTGTCAATAACTTTTAGTTCATCCATGGTTAGGTTAAGAAGATTCGCATCAATTCTTTCAGCGATTCGTTCTTCTGCCATTTCCATAGTTATGTATAATACATTTTTTCCTTGGGTTAGACAACCAGCACCCACATGGCACATAAACAAAGACTTACCAACACCAGTGCCAGCAAGACAAATGTTAAGCGTTTTCTTTGATAGTCCACCCTTAGTGATTTTATTGAACATGTCAAGGTCGAATGCAACCTTCTCTTCCACCCTATGATAAAAATCATACCTCTCGTTGTGGTCATCAAGATAGTCATGCCCAATATGATTATCAAATGAAACGGCAAGAGCATCAGAAAGAATAGATGGTATAGCATCTTTCGTTTGGTGCTTATCGTTTCCGTCAATGATTCTGATTGCCGAGAGAACTCCATTATAAACTGCCCTATCTTTACAAAACTTTTCAGTATGTTCTAACATCCAGTCTTCATTGACTGGTTCCTGACTCAATGTGCCGATAAAGTCGCCAAGTTCAGACAACTCTTTATCGTTGAGATCTTTCCTATTACCAATTTCAATCTGTAGGATTTCTTTGGATGCTGGCTTGTTATACTTCGTAAAGAAAGAAACAATCTCGTCTGCCAAGATTACTTCTTTGCGCTCTGCAAAATATTCTTTCTTGATAAATGGAATTACTTTACGACAATACTTCTCATCAAATATCAGATTGCTCAGAATCTTTTGTTCTATTCGCATCAATTTCTGTTCCGCCTGTATATGTTAAATTATTTTCTTCCACACCTTGATGCAGCAATTCTTGTAGTATATCACCTATGTATGCTTCAAAAGGTTTGAAGTCTGTCATACCTTTATCAGCATTCTCAAGTATCTCATACTCAAACTTTAAATGCAAGGAGTCATTCTTTTCATCTGGATCGAATGACACCTTTCCATATGTATAGATTATACCCTCAAACGCACCTTCAGTCAACTTAATTGCTTGAAGTCCACTGTGTTTGTGTTCAAGAACTTGGTATCTAAAATTACTCATCGAACTCTAACTCTTCCAATGCTTTGTCTAAGTCATCTTCTTGCATCATCTGTCCACCTTGACCGATTGAATACTTACTCTTTACAAAATCATAGAATGATTTGCTTGTAAGAATTGATAACCAGAAGTCTTTGTTATCAGTTTCTTTGATACGATATTTCTTGGCTTCTACTTCACCAGTCTCTGGATCGCACTTGGAATACCATCCGTTACTTGGTTTGACCACATGCTTGGATTCAAGAGCAAGGTCAAGTAGACCAGACCACTTACTGAGCCCACCATCAAAAGATACAGAAACAGGAATTTTAGATTTCTCTTTAACATAACGACTCTTCTCTACATTGATAATAAAATTGTAACCTACAATCTCAGTGCCTTCTTTTTCTTGCTGACGACCAAGAATGTATACATTATCTGCTGAATACATTGCACCAGTACCACCACCAACGATTGCTTTCGGGAACATTCCGATCTCCATATATGTATGGTTCACTACAACGAGTGGAATATCTTTCAAGTTCAAGTGTGGAGTTACCATACGGAACAATGACTTCATCTGTTTTGCTCTTGACATATCTGCAACAGACTTACCTTCCATGGCATCTTCAACTTCTTTCTTAGAAGCCAGATTACCAATGGAGTCAATGACAATAATCAAATGATCACCACGCTCTACATTGGACAACTGTTGCATAATATCGAACTTCAATTGTTCCACATCAGTGAGTGGAGTATGAACAACTCGCTTTGTATCAATACCGAATGTATCGAAGTAAGACTGCGGAGTACCGAACTCTGAATCAT